CCCTCGAGATACTGTTCAACAGCATCACAGGCGTCTCTGAGCGGCATTGGCGTAGCTTTCCCATTTGCTTGTAGGTCTGCCACATACTTTTGCTGCATGACTTCATAGACAAGTTCAGTAGCTTCATTCGCTTTAATCAATTCATATTCACCGTTGTCCACAAATTTTGCAAGATCCTCTTTGAAGCTTTTGAGAGCATTTTGACGAAGTGCCTCTTCTTGGGCTTCTTTCTCCTTAGCTGCTCTTTCAGCTTCGGACTCTTTAGCCTTTTCAAGAGCTTCGATCTTCTTTCTCATTTGCTCCAATGGATCTTCGGGCTTGCCATACTCGAGCATAGCTTGAGCAAGGTCAGAAAAGTTAACACCAGCTGAATCGAGAAACTCATAAGGTTTTGCTTTCCAGTTTGTTTTCAACTCTCTGAACTGATTGTACTCAGCCATTTGCTTTTCAAATTCAGCCATCTTAGCCTTCATCTCGGCCTGTTGCTGTTGCAAAGCTCGCTCGCGTCTAGCTAGTCGCATGAACTTTTCACTGAAGTCATCTTTCTCTTCGGGTGCTGGCGCTTCAGGCGCTTGCCCCTCGAGACTAGCCTCTGTTGCTTGTGGCTCTTGAGCTTCGACTGGTGCTGTTGCTTCGATTCCTGTCATCATGCGATCAAACTCCTAGTGGTGGTGGTAGTGCGGCACCTGGTACTGCCTGCGCTCCAGCTGGTGCAGCAAGCTGTGATTCTAGCAATTGCTGTGCTGGTGCTTGTGGGGGTGGGGGCTGTGTCATCTGTGCGACCATGAGGCCACACGCGTCGATGAATTGTCTCAGTAGATTGAGCTTTTCCTCTTCCATGCCACGCACTTGCGCGTCGCAGTAGTAGAGTTGTGCCATCTTTTGCATCTTGTCGATGGGCAAGTAAGGCTCAGGTGGAATGTACTTACCTGTCTCGAGCATTTGCTCAATCAAGCGCTGAACGATGCGCGTAGGCGCTACTGCAAGGCTTGTGTACTTATCCAAGTCTGGGAAGTCTAAGAGCTCTTGAGCTGTGTCTGGTTCAATCATGCCCATCTGCATGAGCTCTCGAATAGACTCGATTCTCGCACCAGGCTGATCAGGCAATGCAGATGCTGGGAAGCATTGCATAATATACTCATCATCTTCCAAAGCTATTTCAGACCAATCAATCGACTCAAGGCCGTTCTTACGGTCAAAAGACTTCGATGGCACAGGCTTTCCTGCAGCTGCGAGAGCTTTAGCCTCATCAATAAAGAGCTCTGCAAGGTCGAGGTGAACCTGTTGATACTGATAGCTTGTCAGAGCAAAGCGGTCTGACTGGATATCAGTCATCTCACGAAGGGCCTTGCCTGAAGCATTTGCACCTAGAGGGTTTCTCGAGGCTGCAGCAAGCTGAGACACACCAGTGACTTCATAAGCTCGAGCGTAGAGAGTGTTGAGCTGGTTAAAGAGCTCAGGCGCTACTGTTTGGGCTGTCTGTATCACAGGTGGGGTGCCGCGATACTTCACGATGCCACCAATCTCGTTTGTGAGCTGGTTTGTGTTTACCGAAGAGCCTTCTTCAATGAACACTCGAGGGTTTGAGAGAAGTCTCATTGATTGCTGCATGTGCATTGCAAGCCTGTTGATCTCAATCTGCAGGCCCAAGATATCTTCAGTCAGAGAGCTACCGTAAAAGCCCACAGGCTGCACTGTGTAGCGAATGCAGGCGAACGGGAAACGACTGCGCTTGTAAGGCTCTGATACTAAGCTGCCAGCATCTGTTGCAATGATGTGCAAACCCTCTTGCCCGTCTTCGTTTGGAAGTCTCCATCCCTCAACCACTTGAATCAACTCAGCTGGGCTCATGGAAGAGTGACCTTGAACAGTCTTTGAGCGATTGATGATAGCTACTTTCTCAGGATCATCAGCGAATTTTTTTAGAAGCTGTGACTTAGAGACAAACTTACGCTGATACATACACTCAGGTGAGCCGTAGTACGCGTCATTAAGGTCTACGAGCATCTCATCAGGAAACACTCGCTCAGCGCATATCTTGCCGCCTTCTGAGTAGACTTTGACAAAGCCTGTCCCAAAGATTGCAGCATCACGGAGAACAAGTGGCATAGTCTCATGCACCTTCGTCCCGTAGAATGCACCTTTCATCCACTTTGTGAGCTTCTCGGCTTGGCGTTGCTTAGCCCAAGGCGCTCTCGATGTGAGAAACGTTGGAGCGATACGGTCTTTAGCAAGCTTCGAGACTAACGTATCAATACAACTCTTGATGACGTTGAGTGTGAGCCTGTTCTGTCTAGCAACACCGATATTCCCAGGCGTAGAGCTCAGAACATAGTTAGCTATGCTCAAGCCTGTAATCTCTTGGTTGTTGTACAGCCTCAAGCATCTCAGATTGTTCTGTTGGATGCCCATCTGATTCGAGTCTAAAGTCTTCAGTAGTCCAAACAGGTACTGAGCCCTTTGTGACTCGCTTAGATCCGAGTCGAACCATTGTTTGCCGCGTAAAAGATCCATTACTCATTATCCTTTGCGAATGACGGAATACCGTAGGCTGAATCAATATCCGATAATGTAGCATAAGGGTTTGTACTTGGTAGCTGCGGTTCAGATTGTGCCACCATAGGCACGAACTGAGAAAGCTGTATGAGGGTTTCGCCATGCTTTACCACCTCAGCTCCGTGTTTCCGCATCACAGCACAAACTTCGTCTAGTAACTTTGGATCGATCATATCAGAAACTCCTCTTGTTTTTGCTCAAGCTGAAATTGACGCTCGATTTCTTCTTTCATTCGTTGCTCTTGCTCTTTGAGCCATGCTTGTGAGTTAGGCTCAAGTGCTTTGTCTGGATACTTGTTTAGATAGTGCGTTGATTCACGCCATGCGTAAAGGAACGCGTCACAACGGTGGTTTGCAAAGCGCGGGTCTTCTATAAACCTACCTTGCTTCTCTTCATCCCACTGCAAGGCTGTAATCTCTTCTATGAAGTTGATCTCTGAAGGTAATACCTGAATCTTGCCTTGCCTGAAGTCATCGTTAGCAAGCTGTATAAACTCTGCTTTCTGCGTCTTCTCAGCTGGAAACACTGGCACACCGTAGCGCTTCCTAAGCTCTGCAGCTATCTGTTTACCAAGGCCGCCTGTATCAGCTACGATTCTCACAAAGCTCTTGTATCTAGCTGTCAGGTCTTCAATGACTCTAATGATATCAGTGATAATCATCTCAGACTTAGCGTACGTCTCTATTACATAGACGTTCGGGTCATCAGGCCTGTAGCCAATAACAACAAACGCTGTTTCGTCATCATAGCCCAAGTCAATACCAAGAATGTAATCAAGCTTTTTAGGCACAGCCTTAGCTATGTTGCGCTCTTTGGAGAATGCGTAGACTTGTGAGTCTGTTGAGGCGACCCACTCACCAAGCCATTCTCTTCGGTACGCTGGTGTTGATTCATCCCAGCCACGCTCACTCATACGTTCATTGAGCCATGCCTGCGCATGTGGAATGTAGGGATTATCTAAGATTGTCCACTTATGAATGGAGTATGGTGAGTCCTTGGCTGTCGTAGCATCAAAGAATAGACCTCTGCAGGCTGCTGAAGGTGTCCCTATCATCGCAAGGGTGCCATTGTAGTCTATAAGAGCTGGCTCTATCACTTCCTCGACCATCTCTCGAAAGTGTGCGCGAAAAGACGCACATTCGTCGAGAACGACCAAGGGAAACTTTTGCCCCCTAAAAACCTCAGCCGTAGCCTCATCATTGGCCCCTGCTAGGACAATATCTGAACCATTACTGAGGGTTATTCTGAGCTCTGTCAAGTTCACTTGTGGATTGTATGGCCTAGTCAGGTCTAGCAAGGTCTTCCACATGATTCTTTTCGCGTGGCCTCGAGTAAGAGCAACGTATGGGACAGTAGCCCTAGGGTGCCTTAGAGCCTCAGCAATAACGTAGCACCCAGCCATGTGAGACTTACCTGCACGACGTGAACAAAGCGCAGCCTTAAGCTTCTTTGGGTCTTGGATGAAAGCTGCCTGTTGAGCAAAGAGTTTAGGTCTAAAGGTCAAGCTCTTCCTGTGCTTAGCCTCTAGCTCTAAGAGAGCGAGTAACTCTTTCTCTTTTGCTTCACGTTCACTTGGCGTCATCTGTCACAAGCTCCACGTCTATTGCTTCTGTTAGTTCTTTCTTGAGCTCTTGAATGCGCTTCTGTCTATCTTCAGGGCTCAGCTGGTGTATGTGCTGAATCTCACCACTCACCTCTACCTTCGCAGTCTCCCTAAACCCCATCTGAGTCTTGTGGACGAAAAGTGTAGCTGCCGTAAACCCAGGGTGATTCGGGTTCGAGAGTATTTCCTTCAAGGCCCACTGAGCCATAGGTATCACTTGTTTAACGTGCTCTTGAATATTTTCCTCTCTGCCTCTCTTTATAGCTTGTTTAAGTTCTGGATTTTTCTTCTGTAAATTTGAAAAGTTGCTTTCGTTCTTTGCCCTGCCAAGCTCCTGCTGTATCGTGCCTAAATCTTTACCCTCTTTGGCGCTTTTGTAAGCTTGTTCCAAGTCGATAGGCTTAGGCTTAGGGCCTGGCTTTTTCTTTTTCTTCTCTGTCATCTTTTGACCGTACTGATGAAAGCTAGTGCCGCGTTTGCCCAAGTCACATCACGCTGACTCGGTGGTACTGAGTAAAAGAAACGAAAGGCTTTATCCCTTGTGGCTTCATCAAGGGATTTGTTCTGCATGATAAGTCTAATCTGCGTAACGATGTCTTTGACGTTAGGAAGTCTATCAGCCCTCTGGTCTACATCGTTGTTACGGTAGTACACTCTCATGTGGCACCTTCTTTGCAGCCTTCGCAGCTCTTGCTTTCTCGATATTAGAAACTGGCTTCTGAGCGAAAGGATTGTCATTCGATGGCAAAGTAAACTGTGGAATGTTTGTCGATGGGATTGCCACACAGATGTTCTGCTTTGCGTCAAAGACGTACACTAGCCCGTCATTCCAGCTGATATCGTAATGATCTTCATGAGCTGAATTGATCATCTTGTTACCCAGCTTTACGGCTTGATAAAAAAACACTGACTTGATCTTCATGCCATTCCCCATGTCTAAAGTGTGGTGCGTGAAAGGTACGCAACAGCTTATTGTTAAAGAATCTTTGTGAGTCTGTAGTCTCATGACTCGTAAAGATGATGTTATTGAGCTCTGCATATCTCAGTAGCTCTTCAGCAATACCGAAGCGCCTAAACTGTTGTTTGATGTAAACCCAGTGAATCACTGAAAAGTCTCTGTAATTCTTGTAAACAAGATAACCTAACACATGTGTAGGGTCTTCAACGTCTACAGCGCAGATGGCATCACCAGTGAGAAGTAACATCTGACACACAGGATGATGCATCCCAAAGAACAGACTTCTAGGCATATCCTTAAAGGCTGGGCATAGGTGATAAGCACCTTTCAACCAACTGCTCATGATGATTGAGTCATCAAAGCTGTTCGCTGGCCTTATCTCCACTTTCAACTTGTTTGATTTCATCTCTGAGCCTGTTCCATTTAAGTTCAATTTCTACGCGCTTTGTTTCAAGATTTTCTTTGGCTTCTTTGAAGGTTTGTAAGACTTTGTTGTGCTCTTCTTTGGCTTTGTACTCTTGCTGCTCGATGTACTTGAGCTCTTGACTCGCGTGCCCGTACTCGATGCACGTTTGCTGGTACTCTTTTTCGATACTTTCTCTGTCCATAAGTTCTCCGATTGCTTAACGATTGCGTAAAGAGTCATACAAGCTGCGTCTGTAAGTCCATCGTGGGGCTTACGTTCTCTACCTTGTAAGAAAGCTGTGATTCCAAACCTTTTGACTGCCAAGTCTTGAGCTGATTGTTTGACTATCAATCGAGAGCCCGATTCTAGCCCCAAGGTGCGCTGCCAAACTCTAGGGGTAGTCTCTGTATAGGCAATACCCATCAAATCAAGCACAGCTGTTATACGGCCGTAGTTTGAGCCTATGGTCATGGCTGAGCGCCCACCCTCTCTTCCAGCAAGGAAGATTTGCTCGAGACACACTACTTCGGGCTTGTGGTGCTGCAGCATGTGGGCAAGGGCTGTGATGTCTAACTTGGAGTCGGTGCCTGAGAAGCGAAGGGTGATATACTCTTCAAGGTTAGTGT